GGATAAGTTCCAGTAGAATATCCACCTACTCCAGCTTCATCAACACCATTGATATAAAGTTTAAATCTATCTGTCTGTGTTGATTGTGTTGTATCTACTTTAATTACTATGTGCATCCAAGCTGAATAGTCTCTAAATTTTCTGTTAGTTACAAAGTAACCAAATGAAGTTGCGGCAGAATTATCTCCTGATATTTCCATTTCACCTGTCTCATTAAATCTAAAATAAGTATCTCCTGAACCACCTGTTGAAGAAAAAAATCTTTGACCACCAGCAACCCAACCACCATATTTTAACCAAACAGAATAAGTAAATTTAGTTGTTGCTGAACCACTTCCGTTTGCTCTTGATAAATTTGTTGATGCCATAATATATTCCTAATTAAATTGTCCTGAGTTGTTTATACCAACACTTACTGTAATTGAAAAGGCTCTATCTGCAGTTTGACCTTCAACATCTGTTGCTCTAAGTGTAAAGTTATAAGTTGTTTGACTTGTAGGACTTGGTGCAGTTCCTGTAATATTGTAAGTTGCACTTGTCGCTGGTGTTCCTGATAAAGTTAAATTCATTGTTCCAGCTGGAGTATTAGCATTAGATGTTAATACAGCAGTTGTTTCAGTTATTGTTACATTACTGTCTGATGATGCAGCAACTGATAAAGATACTGATGAACCTGCAGCAATCGTACCTAATGAACCTGCTGCTGTAGAAAAACTTGGAGCAGTAGATGCAGTAATAATATTGTTTGTTGATCTTCCAGCATTACCATCTGGATTTTCTATTCTTACAAAATAGTTACCACTTGCTAAAGTTAAATTAACTGAAAGTGTTGTAGCATTGGTAAATGAAACTGTATTTGCTCTTGTTGTAGCTCCAGTAGAAGCATTGATAAAATCAACAATAGGTATAGTAACAAAGTTTGTTCCTGTAATATTTATTGTTGTAGCTGTATTTGGTGCTATCGTTTGTGATACATCTGCCACAGTAGGTTTAGTTTCTGTAGGTACTGCCGCAAAAGATAAATTACCTGAACCATCTGTTTTTAAATAATAATCATTGGTAATACTTGATGGTAAAGTTAAAGTATAAGATTGACCAGCACTATGTGGTGGTGAAGCAATCTTAACACCATGAGAATTTTGTTCACAGTTTAATTGTATCTTACCTACTTCAGATGAACCATCACCACCAACTTCTAATACACCTGTACCATTAGGATAAACTTTAACATTATTATTACTTGTTGATACAATTTGATTTGTAGAAACATCTAAGTTTCCACCAAGCTGACCTGAATTAATAACTGTTTTACCTGTTCCATTTGGAGTTAATGTAATATTTCCGTCTGAAACAGAAACTATTGATCTTCCATTAACATCTAAATTACCACCTAATTGTGGAGTTGTGTCTTGAACTAAATCTAATGTAGTTACATTTTGTTGTTGGTAATCAATATCTGTTACTCCTAAAGTTCCACCAAAGTTAGCTGTACATAAAAATAATTTATCACCATTAGTAGTGCCTTCTTGAACAGAAATTAAAGCTCCTGCTATTTCATCAAAAGTATCAAACTCAGTTGCTCTTGAAGCAGTACCACTTGCAACAACAGTATAAATACCATTTTCTGCTGCTGTTGTTTGATTTTTAACTAATACATTGTCATCAGTTGCTAAAGTAACTCCGTCAAGTGTATCACCATTTTGTAAATCTGCTGTTAAATCTATATTTGCAGTTGTTCCAGCTGCAACTGATTCTCTTGTTCTAATACCAGCTAATAAATTATCAACGTATTGTTTTGTTGCTGCATCAGAGTTTGAGGAAGGTGTAGATAATCCTGTTATAGAACCACCAGTAAGTGTAACGCTATTTGCATCTTGAGTTGCAATCGTTCCAAGTCCTAAAGAAGTTCTAGCAGTAGCTCCTGATTCTGTTGTAAAATTAGATCCATTTCCTACAATAAAATTACTATCTGTTGGAGTTAATCCTGCAACATCAGCTAACTGTGCATCATAGGCTTGAACATTAGTTCCTATAGTTAAACCTAAATTAGTTCTTGCTGTACTAGCATTTGTAACATCAGATAAATTATTAGATTTTACTAATTTAGCATCTAATTGAGTTTGAGCATCTGAAGTTAATCCACCAATATATTGAAACTCTGTACTTGAAACAGATCCATCTGCTATTTTACTAGCATCAATAGCTGCACTTGCATTTATATCTGCATTAACAATAGATCCATCTACAATTTTTGATGAATTAACTGAATTAGTTGCAAGTTTTGCAAGTGTAACATTTGCATCAGTAATCTTTGCTGTAGTAACTGCTGTGTCTGCAATCTTAGCAGTAGTAATTTGAGAATCTGCAATGTGAGCTGTATCAATAGAACCATCTACATAATGCTCAGAATCAATACTGTCATCTGCAATCTTATCTCCATTAACAGCATCAGCAGCAATCTTAGCTGTAGTAACCGAACCATCGGCTAATGTAGCTGTTTCAATTATACCTTCAGGAATAGAATTATTAGTTTTTGATAAAATACCAATATAGACATTATCAATAGTTTCATTGGATAATGAACCACTATCCCAAGTTATATTAACTGTTGTATTTGTAGAAAATGAAGAACTAGATATTGTACCGAAAATTGTACCTGGAGTTGTTGCTATCAATCTAATTCTTCTCCCTGCATGATAAACTGAAGTTACATCAGCACCTGCAATCGTAAATGATGTTGCACTTGCGTATGCTGCTGTGTATGCACCTGAACCATCTCCATATTCTACCCATTGAGCATCATTAAACCAATCTCTTGTATTTTTCATTAATGCTCTAATGGCATTATTTAAATTAGAAGGTAACATTCCCTCTGCAACTGAAATACCATTTAATGATGTATTGCTAGATTGTGTTGTTGAATAATCTTTAATATTAGTTGTCATTTAATTTCCCAAAAACCATGTAAATGCTTTATTGTTTTCTTTATTTTTTTCATTAATTAATGTGTTTATTGCTTCTTCAATTTGTCTTTGAAAAAACTCTTGAGTTTCAAAACTATATCTAACATTATCTATATCAGTTTTGTCCGTCATCTTAAACCTATTCTTGATGCTTTTAAATCTACTCCTTGTGCATGAGTCCAAGGTGTTCCGCTTGGTGTGATAACTTGTATTCTAAAATACCTTCCAGATTGTCTAACTGGATTATCACCACTTGCTACCATGCTTGAGGAAGTAGAAACTGTAGCATCATCAGATAATCTTTCTTTGCTTTTAATGGTTACAGTAGCTGTAGCGTCAACTATGGGTCTTACGTTGGTTATACTACTTCTATGTCCTGGAAACAACTCTAATTCTCTAGTTTCTATAGTTCCTTGATTTTCTGTTCCTGAAAATATCGCTGCTTTAAAATTGCTGTCTATAGCTCCAAGAAGTAATTGTCCTCCTGACCAAAAGTCAGTATCTAAGGCAATATTAATTTGATCTAGGTTTTCTGAAATAATATCCATAAGTTCCACAGTATAAGCTCCTACAAACTGTGAAAATATCGTACTAGCATTTGCATCTGCTGTTGACCATTTTTGTGTAGCATAATTATAGATTAATATTTTATCGCATATACCTGTTGTATTCGCTGTATTAGAAGCTGAAGGATATAACCATAAAGCTAATTGATTAAATGGATCTACTGCAGCACATATTCTATCAGAGAATGCTTTATTTAAATCTACATCAAAAAATCTATTTATTTTTTCTGCACCAATAGCAACAACATTATCACCATTAATTTCAAAGAAACCATCATCAGCATAAAAGAATACTCTTCTATTATCTTGACAAACTGTTCTTCCATAAACTGCACCTCTATTAGGAGATATAACTGATAATCTAAATATTGTTGCACCACCTACATAATCCATTCTAACAATTTGATTTTGTCTAAATACATAACCAATCTCACCTGATGTAATATGAACTATTTCTCCACCTGAACCTGGTAAGTCTTGTTGATCAGCTTGTTTAGTTCCTGATTGCCAAGTAGCAATATCATTAATGCCTGACCATTGTATTCTATTTTGATTTGTAGGTTGATTACCTGTTATTAAAAAATCTCTAACTACACCTGAAACTCTAAATGTAGGCACAGTTCCAGAAGTTGCTATACCTGATAAAGGAGCAAAATTAGTTGATGTTCCCATTAAATAATATTGAGGTGCATCAACGCCATTACTTGCTATGATGTAATTACCAAATTGTGTAAATGTAAAATAATCTGTATTACCACCTGTTAACGATCCTTTTCTTGATGTAAATGTTCCTCCATCTAATTGATAGATGTCTGTGTTCTTAGCAACAAAGTTAAATACATTACCTGAATTATCTCTAAATGAACCAGCACCTCTGCTATCTGCAGCAATATTGTTTGTAGAATAATTTACTAATGAAGGAAATCTTTTATAAG